AAGATGCTGGAAGAACCTGAATACAAGGACCTCAGGACGTGCGACAAGGCCATAGCCCTTGATCGTGCCACGTTTCTGTCCTTCATCCCCACAATGGCATGGAACAATTGCAAATTTGTGTTCCATGGTGATAACGCGATTACCGCCAGAATAGGTGGTGAATCCTTGTTCTCCAGAATCGCCCATTGGGCGAACCCTGGAGCATAGGGGTGCCCAACAATCATCACTGGCCAGGGCTGCCTTACTAGTCAGGCGCCCACGAATGGCCAACTGCGAGTGACTAGGTTGTTGGGATCACCGAAAGATAGGCGATGCATGCGCATCAATGATGTTTCTCCGAACATCTCCATTGTCCCATTCAACAACGACATTGACACCTTGGAGAGAGCGGTCAAAGAACGTGTGTTTTTTGTCAAAAATCTTGACAAGAAATCTCCCGTCAAATTCGTACCGCCTCCTAGGCCCGAAACAGGTTTGTTCGCCCAGCGCATGGAGAGTGCCGCTACCATTCTGAGAAAGTTCCTTCCCTCGACCGCTCCTGTGAGCCACCAACAATTTGTTGATGGTACCCCGAGCCGCAAGAGGCAACTGTATCAGAATGCTCTTGATAGTATAAGGTTGGATGGCCTTGACTTAGAGAGGGACAGCTCTGTATCGGTGTTTGTCAAGTTTGAGAAGACTGATCGCACCACGAAACCGGACCCCGTACCACGCGTTATCTCACCTCGTGACCCCAAGTTCAACATTGCTTTAGGCAGATACCTGAAACCCATCGAGGAAAGGATATTCAAAAGCCTTGGCAAAATGTTTGGTCACGTCACTGTCATGAAAGGAATGGACACTGACCGCACCGCGGCAGTTATCCAGGAAAAATGGGAGATGTTTAACAATCCAGTGGCTGTTGGCCTTGACGCTTCGCGCTTCGACCAACATGTTTCACTGGAAGCTCTCCGGTTTGAACATTCAGTTTATCTTGAGTGTTTTCACGGGAAGCATAGGCGCAAGCTCGCCAACATCCTCAAAATGCAAGAGGTGAACAGGTGTGTGGGGCGCACTCCCGATGGGGAGCTTGCGTATAGTATTCAGGGCACTCGCATGAGTGGGGATATGAACACATCGTTGGGAAATTGTGTGCTTATGTGCACTATGATCAAGGCTTACGCGCTACACAAGAACGTCAACTTGCAGCTTGCCAATAATGGTGATGACTGTGTTGTATTTATGGAGCAGCGTGACCTTGCTCGGTTTAGTGAAGGGTTGTTTCAATGGTTCCTCGAACTTGGATTTAACATGGCTATCGAACCTCCATCCTATTCTCTGGAGGAGATCGAGTTTTGCCAGTGTCGTCCTGTGTTTGATGGCGTTCGGTATACGATGTGCCGCAACCCTTTCACTGCCATTTCCAAAGATAGTGTCTATCTCAAATCCACTGATTACTTTCC